GAAAAAATATATTATAGTAAAATAGCTGATGAATTAATAAGATATAAACGAATAAAACAATTTATGTTTGAACCAAATATGTTTTTATCGTTTAGTGATATACAATATAACCTATATAGTGATGAATTATTAATTTTACAATCATTACTATCACCCGAGTATTTTGATAATTTGGTTCCAGATAACAAAAACAAATATATTACATACAATGCATATGATAATGTAGAACCATATATAACTCAAACATATGATAATGAATATTATGTAGATAACACGAAAGTGAATAAAAACAACAACCAAAGTGGAAAAAAATTAACAAAAAAATTAAAATTATTATAATAATGTCCATAGCAACTAATTTAAGATATATCCATGATATATCTTAAACAATAATTATATTATAATTTCCCTAGGTTATCGAGATATTTTAATTATAATGGAGAATCATGAGATAATGTGTCATCATTGTCTACAATACCGGATAATGTGTCATCATTGTCTACAATACCGGATAATGTGTCATCATTGTCTACAATACCGGATAATGTGTCATCATTATCTACAATACCGGATAATGTATTACTTGTTTCCACTAATGTATTAAATCGATCCATGTCTTCATATTCATCATAGTCACTTGAGTTTGTATTAATAATAAATGATAGGTCATGCACACTAGTCATACTTAGTGAAAGACCTTGTTGCGTGGGTAGTTGTATATTTCGAATAATATCATCATCTTCATCATCTTCATCATCTTCATCATCTTCATCATCTTCATCACTTATAGTATTATTAAATTCATCTATATCATCTTGTAAATGATGTAAATTACGCAATAACTCACGCAACTGTTCGTTCATATCAGTTACATCTAGCAATTGTTCATTTATGTTATCGCATCTAATATTTATGTTATTTTTTGTTTAATAAAATCGCACTGTAATTGTGAAAATTTATAATTACGAACAAAATTAAACAAGTCTAAAATATCGTTACATTTTAATATATAATTTGTATATTTATCTTCTTCATTATCATTTTTAAATACTGGAAAATAAGAAAATTCATTTATTTTTGCGTAAGATGTAATACTATCAATATAGAAACCCTTTTCTTTTAAACAAATAACAGATGATTTGGGAAAATACTTTGGTACACCAAATATATAACCATTTGGTTTTGGGTCTTCTATCATAAGACTAAGATAATACATTTTATAAATATCATTAAATTTAACCATATTTCCAAAATAAGGGTTTAATGATTTAAAATGTTTTAATTTCTTGAATAATTTTTTACAATATAGTATTCTAATATCATCTTCATATGAATAATATGCATGTAGATATAATTTCAGATATGAATTAAATTCTGTATACAGTATGGTCTTCGGAAATGCCTTGCTTATATTAATTTTATATGTTTTATGTCGTATGTTATATTCAGTTATCATTTCATCTATATAACGATCTTTTAATGTATTTGCCATATTATTACTATTTTCAATAATATATTTGTTAATAATATATTGATTATTATTCACAAAATCTTTTAAATTAAAATTGCTATAAAAAAAACGAGAAAATAAAATAGGCATTTTTATATTGGAATGAAGAATATGAAAATATATGCTATACAAATGACTTTTATCAAATGGATCATTATTCCATGGATTTTTTATAACAGTTGGTTCTGGAAAAAACTCATATTCGTATGATAAACAAGTATTTATAATTCTAATTAAATCAGATATAGAAAAGCAATATTTAATATTGTTTTGTATAATATCTATTTTTAATGATTCTTTTGTTTCAGTCAGTTTATTAAACTGTAAATCAAGAGGATCATCTAGATATTTTTTTATTTTTATTCTTGATATATTTTTAAATCGAATTAATGTATTATACTTATGTTGTATTTCACAAAAGAATTTTAAAAGCACATCTTTACATTCAGGCGAAGTAGATGAATTAAATATAAAATTTTTCAATATATAATATTTAAAACGAATATATTCCATGATATTATTATTTGAAACAAATATATTAGTATGAGACAAAAAATGGTTGGTAAATATATATAGTATACTGTCTGTTTGACAATTCATTTTAATGTTAGAATATTTATTTAATACATGTGATATAATATTTTCATATACAAACATTAATGGTATTGATATATCATTAACATAATTAGTATTTATATCATTGAATAATAGAAATAATAATCAATAAAAATATATTTAATTATTATTTTTTTATCATACAGACATTAATATCATTGAACATTTTTTTTTAAAATTCAATGTCATAATCATCATCCTGTCCTAAGTTAATATTTTTTATATTGATGGCATTATTATTAATAGTAAGATTATTAATACTACATTGTTCCTTTGTATTAACTTCGCCAATTATCTCATCATGTAATACATTATCATCTTCCATATTATAATCATTTGCTTCATGGTCCATCATAGCATTAATATCAGCTAATACTTGAAATGCAGATGTCCCGAAATATCCTTGCTGTCCACACATGACATTTGCTGAAACACCTCGCATTGTATCTAACTCACCATGTCTAGCAGCTTTGAGAAACATCTCAGGTGTTTCTTCAAAAGAAGCCTTAGCTATAGGACCGATATCATCATTATTAATTCCATGTCTAAATATAGATATCATTTTGGATTTATAACACATGCGATCACATAACATACTTAGATGATGGTAGTTAATATAAGTGCTGTCAAATTCAATAACTTCAGTCAATTCTGTAAAGATTGCATTTCTAGCAGCTTCAATACCAAATACACGATATATTTCTTGAATATCGTTACTAATTGTTTTAGTAGCATCAATAAAATCCAAGCTTAATATTGTTAATAGATTCGTACCAACTGTATCAAGTACCCAGCTTTCTTGCTTATTATATAAACCTTCTTCTAACACAACAGTATCTGTTATTTTACGCATAACAACCTTTGATATGTTTTTAACTCCACTAAGAATAATGTTATTTAAAAGGTCGTCTTGGAAATTTTTTAGAACATATATTTCATCGGATTGATCTAATGGGTGCGTATTATTACTCTTTTTTTTACTAAGAATATTATTTAATCGTAATCGGAATATTAATTTATCGGAATTATAATCAGAATATACACAATGAATATCATCGCCAAAAGTATTACTAATGGCAAAGTTAATATCATCCATAGTAATATTTTTATCAAGCATCGATTCTTTATCCATCTCTAATCTAATAATCCATTTTGATTTTTCTTTATTGTCAGTTACTGAATGTCCTATACAATCAGATACTAAATTTTCAAATTCATAATATTGTGTCAATGTATCTTTGTCTTCTTCAATAAGACTATTTAAATCATCGGGGTCAAAACATATGGAAATTGTACTGACAATTTCCTTCATCTTAGTATATTCGACATCTGAAATATATTTTTGTACGGATTCACGGGATCCACTTACTTCTTTTGGTAAATAAATAGTTACTGAAGGGTTCTTTGGATTTTCAGATAGTGATAAGATCTCTTCAATTCTTGGTACACCGCGAGTTACATTAGATTTTGATGCTACGCCAGCAAAATGGAAGGTGTTCAAAGTCATTTGTGTAGTTGGTTCACCAATTGATTGGGCTGCAATCATTCCGACCATTTCTCCAGGAGCGACGATAGCATTTTTGTAAATACTAGTAATCATTTCTAGCATGGATATAATCGTTTTACGATTAAACCGCTTTACTAGAAGAAGTTCTTTTGGAGATAAATAATAGTAATATAATACTTTAAACAGTTCAGTAGGAGGCGCGTAATAAATCATCTCTAATTTTTTATAATTATTTTCAATTAATTGGAAGCATTCCAATGGTGTAATATCTACCATAGAGTTTTTATTAATGTTTTGTAACCCTTGAATATTATTTAGAATAGTTTTAAATGATACAGGTATATGAACCATCTTACCAGATGTGTTTTGAAATATATTATCTACAATTTTATCACGCATTTCAATCATATAATTAATATACCATTGGGTTTTTTCTAATAGATCTGTATTCTGTTTTTTCATACGATTTGTAGCACCTTTTGTATATGTAATCATAAATACATTATTACTATCATTTTCACTAGGAATATGATAATGAACATATAATTCTTCTAGTGACATATAGACAATCGGTAGCAATTGATTTTCAACCCGAACCGTATCTATTCCATCGTCACCGTAACTAAACTGGACGATTCTTTGTTTATTATTTCTAACAGTCATATCATATTCCACCTTTAAATCTTCTAGACCCTTAATAAGTCTTCTCTGAATATATCCAGTTTGTGATGTTTTTACAGCTGTATCAATGAGACCAACACGACCACCCATTGCGTGGAAGAATAATTCTTCAGGCGAAAGACCAGATATAAATGAACTTTCAACAAATCCACGAGCAACAGGAGAGTCATCATATTTTGTATAATGTGGTAATGTACGATTTTCAAATCCATATGGAATTCGTTTACCATCTACTGTTTGTTGACCTAAACAAGAAATCATCTGTGAAATATTAATATCACTACCTTTTGAACCAGCATTGACCATAATCACAAATCGATTACCTTTTTCTAAGCTCTCACGGCCAATTTTACCTGCCTCATTAGTAGCATTATTTAATATATTTGTTACCTGAGTTTCAAATTCTTCTTGGTTTGATTTACCAGTTTTATTTTCAAAAATACCGAGATGTGTTTGGTCTATAAGATTTTTCACATCCTTTTTTTTATTTGTAATTGTATCTGCAATTTTTTCATTTGTACTTTTATCAGATATCAAATCACTAATACCGACACTATAACAACTTATTTTCATATATTCAGTTACTACATTTTGTAAATTATCAACAAAATCGGCTGCTGCCATATTTCCATAATAATTACAAATTCTCTGAAGTAGTCCATTGCCTCCTGAACCAAGAACACTCTTTTCCATCTGTCCACGAATATATTTTCCAGCCACTAATTCTATTACATGATTGGACTTACTATACTCTTCTCCACTATCCTCAAACCATTTATTACCAAATTTCATTGTTATAGGTGGCATTATTTGTGACATAATATCAAAATTTGTTATTTCTTTTGATTTTTTTAAAGCAGATGTATTTATTTTATTAAAAGCCATTAATAAGTTCATGGCTTCCAGTTTATTAAATTTTATATCTGGTCTTGTAAACCGATATGCTCCAAGCAATGAATCTTGGAATACCCCTACAATCGATGCGTTATTAGCTGGACTAACAATTTGGTATGGTACTGCTGCCAAATTTTTCAATTCTGCCTCAGACTCTTCATCCTGTGGCATGTGTAAATTCATCTCATCTCCATCAAAATCTGCATTGTATGGTTTTGTATCAGCAACATTCATGCGAAATGTATCCCCTTTATACATAATAACTGCAATATGACACATCATACTCATTCTGTGAAGTGTGGGTTGTCTGTTAAATAATACAGCATCACCGTCCAGCATGTGACGATGAACAATATCACCATTTTCTAATTCATCTGACGCATTTTCTCTATCTGCATAACGAAGAGTGATTTGTTCACCATTTTTCTTTTCTAATATCTTGGCTCCAGGATATTCATCTGGCCCAGCTCTAACTAATTTTATTAAGAATTTTTTATTCATGTCATTTACAGTAATTGGTTTTGTAATATTTTTAGCTACTTTAAGTGGAATACCTAATTCACGAATAGATAAATTTGGATCAGGAGTAATAACAGAACGTGCGGAAAAGTCAACACGTTTACCCATGAGATTACCTCTTACACGTCCTCCCTTTCCATTCAACCGTTCCTTAATAGATTTGAGAGGGCGTCCAGAACGCTGCGCAACGGATGCTACCCCTGGGATTTTATTATCTACTTGAGTAGCTACATAATATTGTAAAACTGTATGCCAATCATCAATAATATTCGCACTAGCATTTTCTTGGATTTTTTCCTGAAGTGTTTTGTTTGCCTTAATAATATTTACTAAAATATGACTAATATCATCTTCACTTCTTTGCTGACCATCCATTTTAATGGAAGGACGAACCGCTGGAGGTGGGACAGCCAATACTTGACAAATCATCCAATCAGGTCTGGAAAACACAGGACTAAATCCCATAAAATTCACATCATCATCAGATATTCTACGAAATATTTTTAAAATTATTTCTGGAGTAAGCTTCATATTCAGTTTATCTTTATCATCTTCATTATTTAAACCATTAATATTGTCCCATTCAGCAAATAATGTAGCTAAACCTTCTTTTTTAATTTTTTTTGGCTGAAGACATCCACAACCATCATCGCTATCTTCACCACATCTTGTGACTTTACTAGCCAATTGAAATACATAATTCCAACGATTATCTGGATTCATCTTCATCGCTTGCTTATAATTATTCTTGCTAATTTTCAACTTACTACATTTAATACAGACACTTCTAAGAATCTTCATAATGGTATTTAAATATTGAATATAAAATACAGGTCTAGCTAATTCAATATGACCAAAATAACCAGGTGTGCTCATATAATCTAAACCATCTGTAGGACAAATTAACCCAGGTTCAAGTACACCCATTCGTGGATCAAACAAACCACCGATTACTGGTTTATTGTTAATATATGTATCCCTAGATGTAATTTCGGCAACAGAACCTTTGCGAATTTCATCAGGACTTAATATACTAAATTGTATCCCAATAATTTTTGTACTCTTTTGCTTGGGTATAGTTTCATTAAAATGGCTTGGCATACTTCCTTATAATATTAGTTTATATTTAACTTCTTTTTAATCATCAATTTTTTAATAAATTAATATTTTTAAATTTAAGTATTACTTAAAAAAATTGAACTTAAATAGTATTTGTAAGTTTTACATAAACATTAGAACAATGCCTATTCAAAAAGAACAAACTACCAAGGCCAGTGGCAGAAAATATCAGACTAGGTCGTCTGGTCCGATTGCCAAATTAAAAAAAAATGAGGAATCTGATAGTAGCAGTGAAGACGAGGACGACAATAATAATGGTGAGAGTGAAAGTGAAAGTGATGATGAAAATATAGACATGCATGAATATCGCAAACTGATAAGCAAAATATTTCCATCTAAATATATGACAAAAAAAGTAAAGGCAGGGTCAAAACTTTTAAAACAATTGCCAGATGTATCAGAACATGAATCAGAAGAAGATGATGAAGAAGATCAAGAAGAAGATGATGAAGGAGATCAAGAAGAAGATAATAATACCAGCAAGAAAAGAAGTACCACTAACAAAAAACATACTAAAAGATATAAAAATAAACCAGTTAACAGTAAAGTATCTAAAAAACAACTAAAAAAGAAGGTTAAAAAGGAGGAGTCTGAAAGCGAAGATATTGAGGATACAGAAGATGAAGATAGTGACTACGAAGAAGATAGTGAATATGAATCTGGACAGGAAA